AAATTATCAGTGTCTTCTGTTTTCCATTGACCTGTATCTTCTACATTCCATTCACTTGTTTGTACCTTCCAGTCAGGAATATTGTCCTTAACTGTAAAAGAAGGTAGGTCCCATATACATCTGTTGTTTGGCTGAGCCGCATAGTTGCCATCATCTAGGGCAATTATATGTGCGCACTTATGTTCGTGCGGGATTTCCGAATGATCGGTATCGAGGATATTAGCATCTGGGTGAGCCCAGTCAATAGTAAAAAGATAAGCACCGTGATGCCATTTTTTATCTTTACCTATGTACTTACCTGATGCGGCGCTTAAAATAGCCCAAGAAGTAACAGCAGGATGATAACTAAAAGAATTCCAAAGTTCCAGTTCATCAAGTCTACGAGTGGGAACAGACTCCGGTTGAAAACCACGTTGAATAAAAGCCGAAATTGGCAAACGATAAAAGATCGCACCGTTCTCCATAAGAGCATGCCATAAAATCGCACGGCCTCCCATAGATGTGATACCAAAGATGATACAATCTTCAACTTCTCCATGATGTTTTTTATTGTCATATAAAAATTCCTTTCTTATTTGTGCGTAAAGCGGGGGTATGTTTGCATTTAAGTAAGCCATAATCAACCATTTATTTCTCCCCAGTTATTACCTGATTCATAATCTACTTTGTTAGGGACTTCCAAAGTAACAGCATTTTCCATAATCTCAACTATTTTTTTAGCATGTTTTTCATCTTTAACACTTACACATAGTTCGTCATGAATTTGTATGTGAGCCACTATACCTTCTTTGTAAAGATCTAACATTGCCTTTTTTGTCATATCTGCAGCTGATCCTTGTATTAATTTATTTAAAGCTTTGTATGTAAAGGCTCTTCTAATCCCTGGTCCGTGTTCCTGCAGTGCATCTTCATGGGGTAATGCTTTATGCATACCGAATTGATTTGGTTCCCATAAATGAAACCTACATAATCTTCCAAGTAAAGTTCTAATCTGTCCACGTTCCTGTCCTCTGTTAGAAGCAGAATTCATAAGCTGTTTAACAAAAGGTACTTTAGCATGATACTGTTCAAATAGTTCTGTAGCCTTTTCTTTAGATACGCCAAGTTCGGCCTGTAGTTTTGCTTTACCCATTCCATAAAATAAACCAAGATTAATTGTCTTAGCTTGTGTACGAGGAATCTTAGCCATGTCTGCAACAACCTGGTGAAAATCTGTAGAAGTATCATTTTCATAATTATCTATAACATCGTTAACCGAGGGAAATTTATGTAAATATGCGTAATGGACTACTAGCCTAGGCTCTTGTTGAGAATAGTCAAAACAACCCCATCTATGGCCTTCCTCGGGTATGAAAATAGACCTAATCATAGGTCCAAGTTCCTTATTTCTAGCAGGAAGTTGTTGTAAATTTGGATTAGAATAACTGAATCTTCCAGTCACAGTTCCGCCTTGATCTGACCTTATTTGATTTATGTCTGCATGGATTCTGCCTTTATGTTCATGTTTGATTATGGTATCTATAAACGTAGTATGTGCCTTATTAGTCTCCCTAGCTTCAGCAATCATTCTTACAATAGGATGCTCATGATTAGAAATAAAATTTTTAGTAAAAGATGGAGCGTTTGATTTTGCAGTTCTTTCATAAGGTAAATTTAGTTTATCAAAAACTTTGGCAACGCTTCGGGCTGCCATTAGTTGAACTTCTATTCCTGTTTCTTTTTTTATGTTGTGGAGTAATTTTTCTTCTTTCAATACTAATGATTTCTTTAGTGTATGAGCTTTTTGAGTATCTACTCTTACGCCTAGGAATCTCATATCTACCAAACAAGGAAATAAATCCGTCTCAAGATTAAAAACCGATTCTATATCTTGTTGTATAATTTCTTTTTTAAATATCTGCCAAAGTTCTAAAGTTAACTCTGCATCTTTTTCTGCATAAGTTCCTACATGCATAGCAGGAAGTTGCCACATATCAGCTTTTGGATCTAAACCTCTAGACTTTGCTTCTTCATTTAAGGCAGATTCGTTTTTACCATGACCTAAATAATCCCAACCTAAAGAGTTTAAATCAAACCTAAATCTATTCTCATCAATTAAAGATGCAGCAATCATAGTGTCTACTATAGTTCCATTTATTTTTAATCCCATGGATCTAATCCAGGATACATCATACATAGCGTTATGAAATATTTTAACCGCGTTGCTTAAAAGAATATCTTTAAACCATTCTAGGGTACGTTTTTTATCCATGTTTGGCCCTGATCCGTGAGCAATAGGAAAATAAAATTTTCTACCAGGTACAGCTACTGCAATACCTACAACTTCTCCATTACCTACAATAGCACCACTACCTTTAGATTTTAAATCTGGATCTCTTGTTTCTAAGTCAATTGCAATTTCATCATACTGTCTTAAATCAGGATACTCTTCTGGTTCAATCCATTCTGTTTGAGCTTCAAATAGAGGTACTTTCATTTAAACCTTTCTTGTTGTAGTAATAAAGCATACTTCTTTTTTCATATTTAATTAATCTCCTTTTCATTACTTGATTCTCTTTGTAAAGTTTGTCCGCCCTTAAAACTGCAGCATCTAACTTTAATCGTAATTTTAAAAACATATTCATTTCTTTTTCTTATCATTTAATTTTAATTTTTCTAATTCACAGTAATGAATTATCTTATCTAGATCCTGAATTGCAGTTCCTTTAAACAAATACCTACAGACATACTTCACAACACAACCTTGAAAAAATGAAAGATTGTTTTTTGAAATAAACTCATAAGGTTGGATAGGAAATTTTTTATAATGTGATCCACCAATTTGTCTATCTTGTGGAAATGAATCACTAAATATATCTTTGTTGGTCATAACTGATAGCCTTTCCTTTCTATTTTTGCTCTCATTAAATATAAATTTCTTTTTGCTCTCGTGCAACCTACATACCATACTCTGTGCTCTTCGTCACGTTTTATTACACTGTTAGAAGTAGCTTCTCTTATTTTTTTAGCATTATCCAATACTAAAATTACATTCTCACACTCCCCACCCTTAGCTGCATGAATAGTAGATACTTTGACTCTAGCTTCATCACTTAATTTTTCATGATTAGATAACAATAATCTAATATATATTTTTTCATCTGCTGGGGCAAAATCAAAACACTCATACCATTTTAAATCTTTTTTAAGTTCTCTGTTTCCCATGTACTCTTTAATATCTTCGATGTCTGGTTCAGAAATGTTTTCTCCATTTAACCACTTAGTGTGATTTATGATTGACTTGTACAATTTAGTGTTGTAGCTTTTTCTGTTTTTATTTTCATAATATAATCCCTTAACTTTTAATAAATTACAAATCTCTTGAGCTCTAGAAAGAGTTCTAGTAAGAATCAACCACTGACCTTTATGTAAATCTATATTATCTAAACTATTGATTTTGCTACATAAACCTTCTTCATTTCTTGATCTATAATTTTTAACTGCTCTAAGTCCTTGTATTCTTTCGGTAATAACTTCTGAAATTTCTTGTACTGCCCTGGGTATTCGTCTAGATTTTGACAATACTTTTTCTTTTGCTGGTTCTTTTATAAATCTATCTACATCAGCACCGGCCCATCCATAAATTGCTTGATCATCGTCTCCAGCTAAGTAAACATTTTCCGAGTTACGCTTCAGCATGTCGTAAAGTTCCCATTGAATAGGAGAAAGATCCTGTGCTTCATCAATAAAAACTGTGGTAAATTTTGGACACAACTCTGGCTGTGCTGTAAACTTTTTAATCATATCTGAAAAATCAATTAGATTATTATTTTTTTTATATTTTCTATAGTTTACTTCTATGTGTTTAAGTAAGTCTGGTTTTACATTTGAAGAATGTTCACCTGTACAATACTCGTCCCAGGCAGAGATTCCTTTTTCTTTGGCTTTTAAAATAACTTGAAAATATTCATTATCACAACTTAAATACGGAGATGAATCAGAATCTCTTTTTGCATTAACTCTTATACTTAAAATTTTTCCTAAATCATTGTAATGATAATCCTGCATAACGTTTTCTTCCTTTAATCCTAATCCATGAAAAGCTAAAGAATGTAAGGTTTGAAAATAATGTAGTTCTTTTTTTTTATATTGAGGGTTTTTTAAAAGCATTCTATCCTTTGCTTCGTTAGCTGCCTTTCTTGTAAATGCAAAGTAGCCTATACTTTTAATAGGAGTCCCTATTCTAATATAGGCCATAGCTCTTCTAATTAATTTTTCTGTCTTACCCGTACCTGGCGGACCATATATTTTAGTTACTTGATTCATTTTTAGGTTTAAATGTGTCTACAATCTTTCCCTTATAGTTATAGGTTCCGTGATGTCCTATCTCTGAATTAACAGTAGCGTACATTTTAATACCTTCATCTTTAAGTAAATTACAAAAACTAACATCTTCTCCAGACCATGTTCCTGTTTTAGAATTAAAAGTATTTTCCCAAAAATTATATAAATATTGTTTGGCCCCTGCACTTATAACTTCCTCATTGTTTATTTTTAAGTGAGGATTTTTTTTCATTAATTTTTCATAGACCGATCGATGAATTAAAGTTAAACCCGCTGGACCTCCTGTTATTTCTACTAATCCTTTTTTATCTATATTAATATTTTGAAAATCTTTAAATGCAACAGAGTATTTTACAGAAGTATCGGCTGTTTTTTTTCTGTAAGGAGCACACACAAAATCTTTTTGGGCTAAAATTAAACCTCCGGCTGCTTCAGGTTCAAATTCAACATCAGCATCTATAAATAATTGATAGTCAAATTTTGATTCTAAAAACATAGCTGTTAGAATATTTCGTGCATAACCTACGTATGGACATTTGTAGGTACTTATTTGTGTTGGTATTTTTGCAACAGTTGCTTTATCAAAAAATTTTAATAAAGATAAACAGGTTGCAACTTGCATTGTGTCGTAGCAAGGCATTGACACAAAGATTTTAGGTGGTTTAGTACTCATAATATATCCTCTCTTTTTTTCATTGGCAGTGTTTCAATTTTATTTTCCTCTCTTGGAAAATATGACATTGATATTTTTACGCATCGCACGGGATTGTGGGATTTTTTTTCTGTTTCTTTTTTAGGGTATCTTTTTAAATCTCTAAGTTTTGAATCATAAATATCTATCATCATTTGACCTGTTCGATCTATTTTTGATTTCCATTCTTTATTTTTTAAATAATCATAAAAAGGATCAAATACAAAATAAGCATACCCATCGTCAATTAATATACTACCACTTCTAAAAGATGCATCACTTACCGCAGGAACACCATAGATATGGTCTTCTAAATGTTTATGTAAAATTTCTCTTGGTGATGTACCAGGGGGAGCTTTTTCTGTTTTCATTCCTTGCCAAAGAACATCTAAAACAGTTTGCATATCATCACCTTTTATTCTTGGAGGTGGAATAGGGGTATGTGCTCCAATTAATCTTCTTAATTTTTCTTGATCCATAATATAATTTATATCTCTGGCTATAATCTGTTGAGTTTTTTCTCCCTCTACTTTGTCATTGTAATGAACAGTAAATCTAAATTCTGGTTCTGGGGAATAATCTATTTTAATTAACGCTGAAAGAGCTGGAAATTTTTTTACTTTATCAGAGGCTATACCAAATTTTCTTTTTAAACATTCTGATTTAACACACATACTAACAATAGGTTCTTCTGAACAAGTATGACCTGCGGTATCTTTTTTGTACCCTTTAATTTTTTGTTTTACTTTTTCGTCACCCCATATATTGTCATAAACAATATAAGTTCTAGCACCTTCTAAAAGTTTTTGTTCCCAATTATCTGGGTATTTCTTTTTAGCAAAGACCATATAGTTATAAATAAACCTATCTCTATAATCATCTAGTTTAGATTTAGAGAGTCTTTGTAAACAAACCGGTCCATCAATAAATTCATCAGCACCACCTGTTAATTCTAATCTCATTAATTCAGTTGCAAATTCTTCTATCTCTTCTTTAGTTTTTGTATTGGATTCCACAACTTTTATAAATTGCTCAAAAGTAAACTCGGAGCCATCTAAATTTAAACCTACTCTCTCATTACGATTGTAATAAGGTAGATTAATAAAATTACCATTAATTGGTTTGCTATCCGACCCTATTCCTAGTTGAGTTTGTTTAGGAAAGATTTCTGTAGAAGCTTTTAAACTAAATGTAAATAAAAGTTTATCTAAAAAATTTCTAACAAAACTAGCTTTTACGGGTTCATTAAAAAATACATATATATGAAGACCACCACTTTTAGATTTAACTGGAATAACTGGAATTTTTTTCTTATCTATAATTTCTAAATATTTTCTAATATCAAAGTTTGCATACTCATCAGAATCTATATCAATAGCACCAAACCTAGCTACTCCTTCATCGTTGCATGGTTGTATACCAATAGATTTTTTACCGTTTAAATGATCTATGTAATCTGAGTCTTGAAGTTCTTTCGCAGCCCATCCATATTTAAGTTTTAATTTACCCGTAGAAGGATCTTTGTATGCAGAAGTTATATCTGCATAACCATAATCTCTTTTAAGACCACTAAATATTTCTATGTATTTTTTTTCCATCTGTATTGTTTAAAGGGCAGCTCCACTCTCGCATCGCCGCCCCATGTTTAAACATTCCCCTTAAGGAATTTTAGTAGTGAGCGGGTCCGTCTGTAGATTTTGCCGGATCCTCTTCACCATGCTTCACTTGAATATCTCCTTTAGAGATACTTTCAGCAAAAGTTTTGGCTTGTTGATACATACCTGCATCTTCAATTGGACCATTTTTAGTCACTTCCCAACCAAACCATGTACCTTTATCGTTAGATTGTTGTACAGTTTTTAATTGATAAATGTGGCTAAAACATACCGGGGTAAATAAACCATTTTTTCCCTGCATTTTGATGCTCTGCATCATACTATTCCATTTTCTACTAATTTTTAATTGAGTAGATTTCATAGCAATCAATGCAGTTGTTGGTGAACTACTGCCTACTACTACAAAGTGTTGTGCGGTTTTTTCAATATAATTACCATTAGGTAATCTATCTTTAAAATCTCCACCTCTTGTAGTTTTAGTCATGATGTCACTAGATGAAGGATAAATAGTTACTGGAGCACCAGATCCATCTTTTCCTCTATCTTTCCACTCAACGTATTCGAGTTTGTAGTAACATGGAATCACTGGGACTCCTTTTTCACCATTGAAGAGTTCACCTGTTACTGAATTAAAAATCATTCCAGGTTCTGCTCCTTCAACATACTTACCATCTCTCTTGTTTACTTCAGGAGAAAGTTGGCCAAGTATTTTAAGAAATGGTAACGCAAGATCTTCTTGAGTTATCACTCCAGTTTGTATGCCTGCATCTGCTTCGAACATAACGTTCGTAGACAAAGCAGTATTTTCTTTTTTTATTGGTTCTTTGTTCATGTTTCTATTTCCTTGTTATTTTGGTTCGGCTTCCTGCGAACACATTAAATAGTTCCGTGGGCATCTCTTTTCCAGATTCGAGACGCTCACGAACTAACGCTTTAAGTGTCATGGGCTCAACCTTTAACTTCTGGACTGGTTGATATCCTTGACCTTGTGCAAGGCCAGCATATTCTGCTGCCTTGTTATCCTCGTTACGACCAAAGGAAACAGTAACCTCATTTTTAATAAGATCACCCAAGCCGTTGTTACGAAGCCAGTTAAATGCTTCTTCTTTCTTTGCGATAGAAATTGAAGCACCATAGACGGGTTTGCATTCTACTCCTGCACCGTCTGCTAAACTAAATTTTGATATGTTCATTTCTGTCATCATTGTAGGAATAACTTCTCCTGATAACACATCCATATCACCTTTTAATTCTTTTAATTCTTTTTCTTTCAAAGCTAACTTGTCTTCTAAGTCTCTTAACTTAAGGACTTGTTGTGACAGTTGTTTGATATCATTGGTCTTTGCGTTTGCCAACGAATCTATTTTGTCTTCTTCAAAGTTTATACTCATATATTTTTACCTTTTTACCTTTCTAGTAGTTATTAATTTTTGTATTATAATTCCATAATATCCTATGTCAAGCTTAATCTTCGACGTTTCCTTTTTCATATATATTAATTTCTATTGGATAGTACATTTTTTCTTGTCTGTCCCATTTAAGTAAGTTGTATTTACCATTTGTCATGTTAGATACTATAGAAGATGCAACACTTATTATTGCAGGATCACCTGTAAGTAATAAAAAATCTTTATCTGTATAATCTTTTAAAAGTTTTCTTAATTTAAAAATTAAAGGTCCAGGAGATAAAATGATTTGAGAATGTTCAGGTAATAAAGTTTTTAAAGTACCGTACTTTTGTGCCCCCATAATATTAAATTTAGGTGCTCCAGCTTTAGTACCAGGTAATTCTTGAATAATGTATACTGTATTTTCCATAACTTTCCTATTGACTATAGCTATAGTGTTGTGATAGCTTAGTCAATAGAAAGAAGAATTATTATGAACTATAGATTTAAAACAAAACCATATGCTCATCAACTAACTGCGTTAAAAAGATCATGGAATAAAGAAGTATTTGCTTACTTTATGGAGATGGGTACAGGTAAATCTAAGGTACTTATAGATAATGTATCTATGCTTTATGACAAAGGTAAAATTAATGGATTACTTTTAGTTGCCCCTAAAGGTGTTTATAAAAACTGGTATGATTCGGAAATTCCTATTCATATGGTTGAACACATAGATAAAAAAATGGTTTTATGGCAAGCCAATATTACTAAATCTCAACAAAGGCAATTAAATACTTTATTTGAAACAGGAGAAGATTTACACATTCTTATTATGAATGTAGATGCTTTTAGTACATCTAAAGGTGTGGAGTTTGCCGCTAAATTTTTAAGATGTCACAGAACATTAATGGCTATAGATGAATCTACAACTATTAAAAATCCTGATGCTAAAAGATCTAAAAATATATGTTCTTTAGGTCGTCACGCTGCATATAGAAGAATACTGACAGGTTCACCTGTAACTAAATCACCTTTAGATTTATATAAACAATGTGAATTTTTAGATGAAGGTTTATTAGATTTCACATCTTATTTTGCCTTTAGAACTCGTTATGCACAATTAACTACAATGAGACTACCAACTCACAGTGTTCAAGTTGTTACAGGTTATAAAAATTTAGGAGAACTTTCAGAAAAAATAACTACATTTTCTGAACGTATTTTAAAAGAAGATTGTTTGGATCTACCTGCATACACTTATCAAAAAAGAATTATTCAGTTGAGTCCCGAACAAAAAAAACTTTATGATCAAATGAGTAAAGTAGCTCTTGCTCAAATGGAAGGTAAGTTAATGACTACCTCTACGGCTTTAGTGCAATTAATGAGACTCCAACAAATTACTTGTGGTCATTTTAAAGCTGATGATGGTACTCTTAAAATAATTAAAAATGAAAGAATATCTACTTTAATGGATATAATAGAAGAGGTAGAGGGTAAGGCTATCATTTGGGCCCACTGGAGACACGATATAGCTTCTATAGTTAAAGCTATTGAAAAAACATATCCGGGTTCCGTGATGACTTATTATGGTTCCACTTCGACTGCAGACAGACAAAAGGCCATTAAAGAAATACAAGACCCGAAATCTAAAGTTAGGTTCTTAGTAGGTACTCCTCAAACAGGTGGGTATGGAATTACTTTAACAGAAGCTAATGTTATGATTTATTATTCTAATGGTTATGATCTTGAAAAAAGAACTCAAAGTGAAGCTAGGATAAATCGTATTGGTCAAACTAGAAAAATGACTTACATAGACATCATTGCTGAAAAAACTGTAGATGAAAGAATAGTAAAAGCTCTTCGTAAAAAAGTTAATATAGCTAGTGAGGTAATGGGTGAAGAATTAAAAGCTTGGATTTAAATATCTACCAGGCCTGTCTCACGATTTAAGTATTTGTATTCTATTTTACTTACATTAAAATCTTCTCTTATTTTTTCGCAAATATCTTCTACATTAAACTCACCACAACTATAAACATCAAATTGCATTAATGCTGGTTTAGGTTCATCCCAAATATGCATAGCGATATGTGATGTTTCTATAATTGCTACTGCTGTAATACCTCTGTTACCAGGCATCTTACAGTATTTAACATAAGGCCCCATAAATATTTTCATATTAATAGACTCAACAAATTCTTCAAACCAATGCTTAAGTTCCATTTCATCTGTAGGTGGTTTTTTTATTTCAGCTCTAATAATTAAATGTTTGTGTACAAGTAAACTATTTTTCATTAGGTTTCGCTAACTGTTTTGCACTTAATACGAACCTGAATTTTTGCCCTGTTAACTAATTGTTCACCAACTTCATCTAATAGTTTTAATGAGCGCAAGTGACCCGCATTGACACAATCAAAGTGTGTATTGAATAGAGGATTTTGATTTATTTCAGGCATACAATCCATCTGTACTACACTACATAATTGTAAAATTAAAACAAATTTTACCATTGTTATACTGATGTATTTATAAGGATTGCAATTATTATTCCTATTGCTCCACCAACAATCATTTTTTCTAATCGAGCAATTCTTTCTTTTACTTCTTTAATTTGTTCAAACGTTTGCTTTTGCATAATTCTGCAAAGTTTTTCGTGGTCCTCGATTCTTTGTGTTGCAGACTTTTTCATTATTCTGTGTCCTCACTCATTGGATCATCATAGTTTCCTTGAGCATCCATGTTTGATGTATCATAGCTAGTGTCATTGTATGTTTGAAAGTCGTCATACATAGGCACATTTCTTAGTGAAATTTCTCTGGCCGCATTTTCTTGCAATTGTCTAAGTTCCTCTTGTTGTACTACATTTTCATAAAAACTTAATTTATCAGTTAGAAATGGATCTAAATCTCCTGGACGAGCATTTAATTTATTGATTTGATTCGCGGCATATTTATTATAATCTCCAAAAGCAGAAACTGTATTAATGCCGTAAGGATCTTTTCCAAGCATATTACCACCTGAATCACCATAGAAACTTTTTAAATTTGGATTACCTGATACAGAATAATTTAATCTGTTGAATGCATCAACAGGACTGTCCCCTTCAAACATTTGTCCAATACCCGAAGCTACTGTTCCTATAAGAGGGAAACCTGTAAGATACTTACCTACAGCGTTAATACCTGTTTTTGCAGGACTAATAATATTGTCTTGAGCAAGGCCTTGTATTGTTTCAACACCTGGTACTCTTTGTAATGTTTTTAATATGCTCATAATTATACTTTAAATACCTTATCTACGTAATCTGCTTTTTGTGCAGTATTCATTTTGTTATAGTTAATTCCACCTAAATATCTAGACCCTAAATTAGCATTAGCCATTACTTGGCTACCTGTGTTTGCTACTTGTGGAGATACAGCTACGTTTTTTCTATTATCTACAGGTAAAACTACAGGTGTTTCTATAGTTTCTCGAGTACCTAAACTTGAAGCTTTAGCTGGTAATTCTTTTAATGAGAATAAGTCTGGACTCACAGATAAGTTCATACTTTCAATAAAAGTATCTAAACCAAAATCTAAATCAAACCCATTATTGTCTCTTCTTAAAGATTGCCATGCATCA